CCCAGGCGGTTGCCATTAGCGACGACCGTAAAGTCTTTGGAGTCTGATCCACTTCTTGCCATTACAAGTCGTGGGGTTGCAGCGGCAGTTGCAGATGTTGTGAAGCGGTAAAGAGTTACCGAAGAAGTATCACCGGTAATACCATGAGCTTGAATTGAGCTGTTGACAAAAGCTGCGCTAACACCACTAGACGTGCCAACTAACAACCTGCCGGAGCTGTCGATGCGGGCGCGTTCGGCGTTATTTGTACCGAACAGCAATGAAGTATTAGTGGTTGTCCCTAAAATTGCATATGCGTCGCCCGCTCGTAAAGCAACAGTGGACGCAGTACCACCACCGCCACCTGTGTAAGAAGCAAGTAGCTGTCCAATGTTGGCACCAGAAGTATCTGTAGTCTGAGCTCTAATACTGACATTGCCAGACGTTGCTACATCTAAATTAACGCCAGGACTCGTAGTGCCAATCCCTACGTTGCCTCCGTTGGGATTAAGCAGCAGGCTGTAGTTAGTGGCGAGGTTAGTAACGTTCGTTGCCTGCAGCCATACTGGGCCAGCGGCAAGAGTGCCAACATCAAGTGTTGCCGCACCAGACGAACCAATCCGTGCAATGCCTCCAGAGCTTTGAGTGGAGCCACTTGTTGCTGGGTTAGCACCACCTCCTGCACCGATAGTGAACGGAAGCTGTGGGCTACTAGTCCCCAGACCTAGGCGGCCATCGGAAGTAAATCGAGCACGCTCGGAACCATCAACACGAATGTCAATATATGATGCGCTAGAAACATTGCCTTCATCAGCTCGAATGGAGAGTGCTCCGTTATTATTAAGGATTTCGCCGTAGGAGTTATCTGTTGTATCGCGCAGCCTTGCGATAGGCAAAGCAGAAGTTATTTCAAAATCAGAGCTTGGCGAACCTCCAATTCCTACTTGTCCAGTTGCATTAATGAACAAACGCCCAGTGCCATTAGTCGAGATGGCTACTTGGTCTGCGCCGGGGGAGTAGATGCCTGTATTCGTGTCGCCAGTGAAGGTAATCGTCGGTGCGCCAGCAGTACCCAACGGATGCTGCGCAATGCTGTCAAATGTTGCGGTGCTGGTAACGTCCAGCGTGCCAGGTAGATCAATCGAGCTGGTCCACTCAACACCAGTGCCAGCAGCGTCGGTCTGCAGCAGTTGACGAGCTGCACCATCCGCCAGTTTGCTGACGGGCAGGTCGCTGATCGTTGCAGTGCCATTGCTGGCGACCTCTACATCGCCGTTGATAATGCCGACCACTTCTCCGACCGTGGTCTTTTTGGTGCTGCTGGCGCTGACATCAACCACCGCCAGTTCATCGGCTGCCGCGGGAGGCGTAAGAGCGGTCAGCTCGGAAATTTTGATGCTGGCCATGTGTTTCGATGCTATGGATCAATGCTAAACGCTGCGCAGCACCAGTACCAGCTTAGATGAACCCTCCACCCAGGTCGGCTAAGTCACGTGTTTTTGTCACAGGTTACCTATATGTATGAAGGCATAGGAAAGACCCAGCTTGTTGGGCTGGGCCTGTTAGTTTGGTCACTGCTTCTTAGGGGATAGGGGTGGGCTGGTCAGTGGCTGCTCTGATGTTTTAGGAGCAGCTGCAATACGGCGCACGGCCTCTTGGGTGGCAGTGGTAAGAAAAAGCATGTTCGCAAGTGTTTCGTAAGACACTTTTATGCCTAGGATGGTGATCATAGTTAAGCAATCAATGCAATACGGTTTTAAGTAAAGATGTGCATACCTTCAAATTGTACCCACACTCTAGTATCAGTGAGAGGAGTGGCTCCAGCGCTATAAAGTCTAAGAATAAGGTTGCCTCCAGATACTAAAACATCTGTATAGGCGATAACACCAGGGTCATACTTCTCTAACAACGTATCTGTAACTATAGTACCGTTGTAAGCCACATTAACGCTACCGGAAAGGACATTTGTTGATACAACTCCTTGACCGATAACAAACCGAATGTTTCCGTTAAACCGAATTCCAGCTAAGCCAATGGTGATATCTGTATTACCTAATGGATTCAACGTAACTCCGGCCAATGAATAACTCCAACCAGTTGCTGCTAACCTGCCAGTAAAAAAGGAGTCAAGACCAACTGTAGTGTTAATAAAATGGCATTGCCCAATAATTCCAGTTCCCTCGACACCTTCGGTGCAGTCTACAAATGTATTACCATTAATTGTTAAGCCAGAATTATTTGGAACGTAGATGCCTTGAGTGCAATTTTTAATAATGTTTTCTGCTACTCTCGAAGTAAAAACATCAGTACCGATCTCAATACCAACTGCGAATCCTTCAATGACGTTAGAAGAAACGATTGAAAGGTCAACTGGCTCAATACCGGTGGCATCATATTGAAGTGCGATTCCGGCTCCACCTTTTGATCCTGTTCGTTTAATGGTGTTACCAGTCACCACAACTCGTGTCGGATTTTTATTCGTCCCACCGATAGAATTATCCAGTAACCTAATTGCGTCGCCCCATACTGTTTGGTTGGTCAGCTCACCTATTTCTATTACATTATCTGTAATTACCAGATTATCTGAGTCTTCTTCGGCGTGAATCGCCTCTCCAGCACTTAGACCCTTGAAGGCGTTTCCGATAATTCTGCAGTTTGTAACTGAGGCAAGCCCAACCATGTGAACAAGGCCAGTCCCGGTGCCGTATAAGCTTTCGAACGTGTTGCCTTGGATAAGAACATCGTCGTGAGTTCCAGACGGAGAGTTTGGAGACCAGTGAGAAGTTTCATTATCATAAAACCTATTCTCTACGATTTTCCACCGCCTATCTACGGATTGACTGGGATTGGTTTTAAGAAGTGTATAGTGCCAATTATGAATCAAGCATCCTCGAATAGTTACATCTGAAACTCCCGACGTTGAAGCAGACGGTAAATTTAGCATGTAAGACTGATGCGTAAGATTTGCAGCACTATTACTAGATAGCAGTTCACAGTCGATCAGACTGAATCCAGAGGTAATTCCACTGAAGATAAATAAGGTAGCAAGTTGCGTTGCTTGGAGCGTAAACCCTATTTTTAGGTCTCGGAAAACGACGTTATCGGCGCTAATGCCAAATGCGTTTAGGTATGTCGTGCTGGTGGTCCTGATATCTAAGAAGGTGTTGGATCTACTGTCGCCTGCGATTGTCGTGTTAGCGGCAGGCGTAGCCAGGGCTCCCCCCGAAGGCAGATTAACCAAGTAAGTTCCCGGAGGAAAATACAAAGTTTTCCCACCTGCTGCAGTGATCGCAGCCTGGATAGCTGCTAGATCATTTGCAACACCATCTCCAACCGCCCCAAAGTCTTTAACACTTACCACATCTTGCAGCTTTGATTGAACGGTGCGCTGCACAGCACCGGTACCGGCTTGAGTAAATCGCACACCAGCAGCGGTGCCAGTCGTGGTATTTTGAAACTTGCGGATATTGCCGTTCGCGTCTTTCGTGTAAAGCTCAGCGTCCGCTGCATTGATCGCAATCTCGCCCACATCAATATCACCCGCCGTAGGTGGAGTGCCGGATACGGTGCTGTTCTTGTGGGTGATTTTATAGGTCATGGCAACGATCCCTTATGGCTAGCAGTCTAGCCTTCGCGCAACTGCACCTCGCGCACGGTCACAAAGTTTGCCGAACCAGTAATCACATCTGTGGCGCGAACACTGACAGCGCTACTCGTCAGCATAATTTGCGCTTTGTAGTACAAGTCGCCAGGCAAAAGCATTCCGGTATAGCTAGTGCGGTCTTGCACGTCACTGTCAATCATCCAGAATTCAGCCTCCGCCTCATATTGCTCGTTAGTGTTCAGCAGCAAGCGCAGCACGTTGCTTGTACCGAGCGTTGCCAGTGCGGTTGAATCAAGGGTGAAAGCGGCAGGGGCCGGCGTTACCTCGGCATTGTCGTAGGCAGTGGTTCCAGCGCTGCTGCCACTCACTGCAGCATTGTTGTAAGTAATGTTTTCTTCAACGCCAAAAAACACATAGGCGTTGGCGTATTCGCTGCGACTGACGATTGCGGTGTTGCGAGTGTCACGTTCCTCGCGCTCAATAAAGAAATCAAACGTACCGCCGCCTTGCACCAGCGACTTAACGCCATCAAAGAATTGATCACCCAATCCGGTTGTGTCAATCTCGCTGGCGTTGAGGTTCAAACTCCAGCTTTGCAGGCAAGCCTCTAGCTTCCATTCGTTGACAAGGCGCAGTTCAATTTGACCAGAAGGATCTAACGCAAAGTCGGATTGATCGATGTCTTCTCGTGTCGCATTATTAGCGCCCTCTAGCGCTGCTGCTCGCGTGCGATAAAACGACAATCGATTTAGCGCATCAACGTGTACGTACAAGCGGTTGCGATATGGCGTGATATCTGCGTCCGACTGCACGGCAAACACATTGCCGTCTTCTGTTGTCAGTACATCATTATTTTCAGTCGATAACCAACGAAATGGGCGCAACAGTCCGGCAGGGTATGCCGTGCCGTAACCGACCATCTCGGCATAGTCTTGGTAGTCAAAGATATTGGCGTAGCTTGGAATCAGCGGATCGCTGTACAGATTTGCGTTTGGCCAATTATTTGTGCTTGCAACCTCGACAAGATCGCCACTGCGGAATCCTGGCGTTGTCAACGAAATGATGTTTTTGTCTTGGTTCAGCGCAGTAACGTTCACCGCAACTGGCGCTGGCGCCGAGCGGCTTAAAACGATTTTGCCGTTAGTACCAAGAACTGCCATGGCTAGCTAGGCGCACCAGTGAACTGGAATGCCACATTGGTGCTGGTCACGTCGCCGACAGAGACGGACGTGCCGACTTGCGTGATGAACACGCTGCCGGCCAGTGTTTGCCCATTGCCAACAGTAAGTGTCACCGCAATCGGCGTCTCACGCGAGCTAGCGGTGTTCAGCACATTTGCAATCAAATTGCTTTTGATTTCGGCCTCATAGATGAACGTCGCATTACCTGTTGCTCCAATCAGGCCAGGCGTATATGTGCGACTGTAATTACCAAGGTTCGTAGTCTCAAGCGCATCACGCGAGATGTCCACCGTGGCGTTACGCACCACTCCGGTGTACCCGTTAATGGTGAAACTGCCGTTAGCGCCTGTGTATGCCATGACTACAGTCTAAGCTCAGCCACCAGCGCCACACGCACATTACTGCGCCCAGGACTGCCGGAACTTTCAATACTGGGCGGCTCCTCAGCAAAAAACCACTTCAGCCCTGCGCCTGTGGCGCTGCCATCAAGCCATGTTGTCAACGTAGAGGATGCGCCGCTAAACAATGCCGCGGGCAGCGTCAGATCAGTTGTGGCACCTTTGGCTGAGTTGTATGCCTGCGCAATAGCGGCCGCATTGTCGTCGGTGATGTTGTCAAAGCCGAGGCTGAGTTGCGCTTGCGATGGGCGGCTGCCCCATAGCCGGCGCGTTGTGACGCCAGATTGTGACGTGATGCCGCTTGTCGGCCATCGCGGTGCCGTAAAGCTGCGGCTGGTTGGCGTGATGCTTGGAAATGCGACAGCCATCACTCAATCACCCAGTTGCCGGCAGTATCAAAGCCGTTTGCCAGCTCCAAAACACCTGAGGCGTTGGTTGGCATGTGAACCGCTTCAATGTTAAACGTGCCTTCCTCGTCTGGCGTAATTCGCTCGATCTGGTAGGTACGCACCTGCGTGCTGGGCAGCTTGACGGTGAACACCACGCCAACCGGAGTGGCTACGGTGCCACCGCCGCTTACGGTCAACGTTGCATCGGCTGGCGGCGTGCCTTCTGTGCCATCCCATGCGATCACGTTGTAGGCGCCATCGGCCAGAGGCTTGGTGCTGACCAGTGCGCCATCAGCGGTGACAACGCCATTGTTGAACTCGTCGTACTGCGTTTCGTCCATTGCCACGCGAATGTAGTCGCTAGGCCCAAGCTTGGCTAGTGCGCCTTCATGGGTTGTGCGGAAGCTGATTGCGTGCGTTGGAATGCGGCGCATCCGGATGATGAACTTGGCGGCATCAATCGCGTGCGCGCGACTAGTGACGTAATCGCTGAGATCGAGCGATTCGACTGGATCGGTTGCGCTGCCGATTGCCTCACGCACCAGCACTTCGCGTTCAGTCGGGAAAATGCCGGGATTGGTCAGATCAGTACTGGCGCGCTCTTCGCGGTAGCGCACACTGACTTGGATTGGCTCGCGCTCCTCAGGTTCGAGGTATTGCAGCTTGAAGCTGCCCTCAACGATATTGCCGGCAGTGAACAAGCCTTTAATCGGCACTGCCGTGAACTGTAGGGCCGGGCGGAGATAAAACTTGCCATCACTTTCACCGAATACCAGTAGATGCGCGGCTGCGGTGTCTGCTGCCCACTGGCGCAGGTTGACGCGATCGGCTTGCACGCCATCGAAAAAGTATTTGCGGTCGTAGCACCAATCCGCTGCCGTTTCAAATGCGTCAAGGTCGATCATCTCATCGGTGATCAGATCGCCAGCGCCATAGGTGGCATTGGTCATCAGATCCAGCAGCACATCCGGGAATAGGTGCGTGGCGCCGACCGCAAGACTGTTCCGCAGGCGCCGACAGGTTTTGCCGCCGGTTACATAGCAACTGAACTGCCCGAACTGCTGCCATTCAACCGAACTCATCACGTTGATGCCGACTAAGGCGAGGTCGTCGTAGACCGGGGCCGTGGCATTCGGCACGATCTCGTTGATGTACACCACCTCGTGCTCGGGTCCACTGCCGGCGCTGCTTTGGGCCTCTTCATAAACGAAGGCTTCCGCAAGCTTGCCCCATGTGTCGAGGTAACTGCGATCTGCTGCGCTGCCGTAATTGCTTGGATCCAGTTCGGGGATGCCTTTGCCTCCGCCGCGCACTGCGGCAATGGCAAACTGCTCGGCTGTGCGCGGAACTGATTCACCATTGAAGGCAACGGCGACCGAACCATCAGTCACTATCTGCCGGGTGCTCAGTCGTGCATCTAGGACGTAGAGGGTATTAATGCCAGTGCCCGCGCGCACCTCAAAACCAGATAGCGGTTCAATGTTGAACTCCCACTGCTTCAACGATGGCATGTTCAGCTGCACGTAGTTGAACACGTTCTGCTGTGTTGCGCCGCGGATGCCATAAGTGTTGCTCAAGATCGTGAATGCACCGCCGCTACCGGCTTCGCGGTAACCGATCTTGAAAAAGCTGTAGCGCTCCTCTGTGGTGGTGATCGTGTTGCTTTGGAACACGTCCACTTTGAGAGTGGAACCGCGCTCGATGATGTCATCTTTGCGGCTAATGCAGGCACGATCATCAGCTTGGGTAAAGCTGATCGAATCCTTAAGATTGCAGAATCCGTTGATACGAATGCCAATGCGCGAGCGGATGCCAAACTCAACCGCTTGACATGGGCGTGTGGTTGAAACGCTTGCGATGGCGCAACGCAAGATATGGCCATCGGGCGCTGTGGCGACGTTGCGCAGTTCATAGCTGCCCGCTAGGTAGTCATCACCATCACGCTCAATGTTGGCTTGCGTATTGAGCGTGACTGATCCAGTGCGCACAGTCGTAAACACCGCAGTGATTTCAGTGCCGCTGCCGCTAGATATATCGGCTTCTGAGACAAACACGTCATCGGTGCGGCTAGTGCAGATTGCAAGTGCTGAGCCGACTTTGTAAAGCTCGCCTGGGATGATCGCATCGTCCCATGTCTTTTGGCGGCCTGCAACGGTGCCAGCTACATCTGCGCACTTTTCGATATGAATTTGCGTGGCGTCAAACTTTAGGTTTTTGGTGACAGTGATAGTGCCATTGCCAGTTACGCTGGTGCCGTCTTGAATTCTGAAGACTGGCGTTTGGTTATTGTTGACCGCATCAATATCAATGTCACCTCCGCCGCCGCTAGCGCTAACGCTAGTCACAACAGTTACACCATCTACAACTGCCGTGGTTGTACTGAGGCTGACATTGCTCAATGTTGCACGTTTTATTTTTTGAGTTGCTTTTGTGCGGACCCGGATCTTGACGGTGTACTTGCAGACCGCTTCGTCGTCATCGTCCGTGATCGCTGGGTTGGTGAAGGTAACGCGGAACTTACTTGCTTTCAATACTTCAATATCTGTGTCGATATTATCGCTGTCGTCGTAAACACCAAGTCCAGTTGTATCAAAAGTAAAAGTTGCGTTTAACGTGCCAATGCCTTCGGAGTCGATTGTTACGCTGTTGACAGTTGCACTCAGTCGGCTTTTTAAATCTGAAACTGATTCATCGTCGTATTCGTAAACCCACTTTGCGCGGCTGTCTTGACTTGCTGGTTTGTTGTAACCAGCAGCGCCTTCTTTTGTGATCTGCTCTTTGCTGACGCTCCATGCTGCCGTATTGGTCAGCGTGCGTAGATCGCGGCTGAACTCCGTGTCCTTGTCGCTGCTGGGATAGAGCTTGTAGGTAATCGTGCTGCCGACGCTGCCGACGCTGCCGCTCACCAATCCGCTGCGGCTGCTGAAATAGGTCTGTGCTTTCTTCCGTTGCGCCCACGCAACATCGTCGATCTTGCACTTCACCTGCGCATCACCATCTTCGCCTTCAGGCACCAACTGCGCTTGTACGCGCGGGCGAATTACTGGATTGACCTTGAAGCCAAGGTCATTGCCGATGAGCGTGTAAACGCCGAAGATCGTCTGGTTGTTCGGCCTGGTGGCGCTGCAGAAGTCCGCTGCCCAGCTGCTGCCACGACGCACCATGAACACATCAGATCCGCCTACGTTCTGCGCATTGCCCGCGTCGGCGTTAGCAGCACGGCCGAAGATCCGATCACCGGATGCAATGCGCGTGGTCAGGCCGCTACTCACTCGGCCATAAACGGTGAGCCTGCTGCCGGCGCTGTTGGCTGTGCTGTTGCCGAAGTCGTAGCTAGCCAGCGTGTTGCCGCCAGCCGCAAAGTTTTTGGCATCAATGCCGCCAATCGGACCCTCGCCAATCATGAAGATTGCACGCAGCAGTTGACTGCCGCCGAGGCTGTAAATCTGGCTCCACAGCATCGGGGTGCTTACGCGCACGCCGCCGTAGGTGGTGCCGCTGATGGCCTCACGCAGCGCATACACCAGTGGGATAGTGCTGCCCAGTGTGGTGATGTCCTGCGTGCTGTCGAAGCCGTAGCGCGGGGTATAGCGCTGGTTATTGGTGATCGGTGCATCGCTGCGGTTGCGTGCCTGCAACTGTGCAGGCCGGCCGCCTTGCTGCTGTGGAACGCTTGGCTTCAGGAATGACGCTGCAATTTGAAAGCCAATGCCAATCACGCTAAGCGTGATGGCGATGATCGTTTCAACGCCTGCAATTACCGCTGGCTCCGGCTGCTCCTTGGCATGTCGCGCCACTTCAGCCTTGAAATACAGATACTGCTCGTCTGTCAGACCCAGCAGGCTTGCGAGGTAGCGATCAGAAGGCAGCATCAGCGAAACGTGTAAAAGCGAAGACTTGGCATATACGACAGCGGCACCCATCGGACGCCACGTCTGTGATGCACCAACAAAAGCCCATCATCTACAACGATACTGACACCAAGGCCGGCTGGGCCATTGCGGATCAGCGTTACGGCGTGCTGTTGCGGGCCATCAAGTTCAACGGTGCCATCACTCCATAACTGCTCCAGTTCTGGCCAACGCTTCTGCTCAGCAAGCTGTAGCCACTGTGCATTCATTGACGGGTGATGGATGCCGGCGCTGTCGAGGATGCGCCACACCATCACCAAGCAGTCTGCAGCCTTGCCGCCTTCCGGGTCGGCGCCAAACTCGTGCGGCAACCCGATCCAACGCTTCCAGTCCATTAACTGATCACCACGTTGCCGGTGCTGGGTAACGCGCCAACAATGCCAGTGCTTAGGCGGCGCTTAGGGATGTCGCCCTTGGTGGCGTCCAGCGGACTAGAGAGCTTCAGGATTACGCGCTCGGTGTCCATTTCGTACTGCGCCACTCGCCATAGCTCAGACCGAATCAGCGCATCATCAGCAAAGGTTTCCGGGTCAAGGCTGACGGTCTTGATGTCCAGCAGCCAGCGCGACTCAACTGCCTCAGCAAAGATGTTGACGCTGATCGGATCCAATCCTGCAACAAGACTGGATTCGCTGCGGTCGCCGCCCTTACTGCCAGCGCCAAGTGTGTAGGCAAAAGGCGCAAAAGCATACGTCACGCTGCTGTAGGTGCGCGTTTGATTGATGGAGAAGTTTTGATAGGCGTAAACCGGCGAGGTTGGCGTGCCATCGCCTTGCAGGAATCGTGCGTAGTTGACGAATGCAAATGTGCTCATGCCATACCTACGCGCTTACGTGTTTTTACTGAGTTTTGCAGTGTTTGCAGTGTAAGTGCCCTGCCGCGTTCTGCTGCCAACGCAATGCCACGCTGATGCTGCTCAGTGGTGACGTATTCAACGCCATTAATTACGGTCGATTCGTATTTCACCTCGATCGGTTTTTGCTGCATTGCGCTACCGCCAGCATTCATCTGACGGTTGGCAGTTTGCTGATTCAACATTGCCCGCGTGTCATTGCCTTGACGGTTTGTGGCTTGCTGGGCTAATGCGGCGCGGGTATCGGCATTGGATACAACACTGCCGCTAACACCAGGCACAAACAACTCGGGACCACGCTCGCCGACGATGTAGGGCTGGTTGCTGCTGACTGGACCGCCGTTGGCGCGACCGCCTATGGCAAGTCCTGGAATAGATGTAGATAATGCGCCAGTGCCGGATAGGTTGGTGTTTGCTGTACCTAAAGCACTGCCGCCACCGCTCAACGCGTTAAAGATGGTTTGCAGAATAATTAGGGTCATCTGCTTGGCAATGATCTCAGCTGCCATGCTGACAAATGCCTTGCCGATACTTTCAAACGCATCTGCTAGCGCTTCTTGCGTTGACTTAGCACCTGTTGCGACATCTTGGAATGCTTGGCCAAAAGCACTGCCGATTGCATTGGCTCCGTTGACGATCGCGTCAATCTGCAGTTTGATTGGATTCAGGTCTTCCTTGAGTTTGGCTATTGCATCACTCAAGCCAGATACAACAGTGCCTTGGCCTGCTGCGCCAAACTCCGCACCTTCCATCGCTTGCTTGAAGAGCTTCTCAGCTTCTTCTGCTTGTTTTTTCAGTTCTTCCGTTTGTAGTTGAATGATCTCAAGTCGCTGGATTTCGGCGTTGAGCTGATTCAGGTTGGTGCGCTGCTCAGCATTCTTCAGCTCTGCAATTTGCTTGGCGCGGTCCTGGAAATCAAATTGAATTTGCAGGCGCTTGCGTTCAATTTCTGATCCCTCAAAAAGCAATGTTACTTGGCGGCTAAATTGCGTGCCAAGCTGATCGCCAACCTCGAGCGACCGTTCAAGCTCTTGCCGTAGCTTTTCAGCTTCACGCGCTGCTTTTTCGGCCGACTTTTCTGCGTCTGATTTACCACCACGACCTTTGCCGCCACCGGCTGCGGCGCCCAATAAAGGCGGCATAGTAGTAATGCTTGGTGCGGATGGCGTCCTTGCTTGTTGTTGGCGCAGTCTGTAATCCGCTCGCTGCTGCTCGATATTTCGCTGACGCATGTCAGCCATCATGCCTTGCTGTGTAAATGGATTAAGCCTCATGGCTCGCACCGCTGCATCAGCATTTCGCGCAAATTGAGCCTCGCGATCCCTAGCGCCGCCAGCGTTATTAGCTTCGTCTAGAATTCGTTGTATCTCGCTAACGACGGCAGTTGCTTGAGTTAGCGCCCATTGAAAAACTGGCGCTAAAGTTCTGCCAATAGTTTGCGCTAATACTTGGATTGAATCCTGCAATGTGCTGAGTCTGCCGTTTAGCGTATCACTCTGAGCGATAGCGCCATTGGCATATTTACCGCCGGCATCAGTAAGTTTTTGAATTGCGAATTCAACCGCTTCTGCGCTGATGCGTCCTTTTTCAAGTGCCTTTTGGAACTCCTCGCCGCTTAAACCATATTCCTCACGCAATACCTGCTGCAGTGCAACACCACGTTCTTGGAACTGCAGTAGTTCTTCACCTTGCAGCCTGCCCTTGGCTTGCACTTGCCCGTAGGCAGTAACCAAGCCTTGAAGCTCAGCGCCAGTTGCGCCGCTGACATCCGCAAGCCTGCGCGTTGTCTCAACTACCTTGTTAGTTTCAACTCCAAACGCCTGCAACCGTTTAGCGGCATCAATAAGCTCACTGCTGGTAAACGGCGTGACTGCGCCAAGGTCTTGTAACTCTTTGACGATCTGCCCAGCTTTTTCTGCGCTGCCCGTTAAAACCTGAAGGCTGCGCGTCTGTGTTTCAATTTCAGCCGCATTAACAAAAACAAACTTAGCGGCTTGAATAAGAGAAAACGCGGCCGCAAGTTTACCTATCGCGCCACCAAGATCGCCTATTGCACGCTCTGTTTGCTGCGATTGCGACTGAACCTCGCGCAGTTTGCTAACCGCGTTGCGGCTGTCGACGTTAATGGCAACGTTGGCGACAACCGACACGACTTACCTACGGCTTTGCTTCATTCTACGATCCTGTTCTTCGTTCTGCAGCTCAAAATAACTAGACCATATCAGCAACTCTTCAAGCGTTACCTCTTGGTTTAATCGCGCCAGGCTATATCCAAGTTCTTTTGCAACGCCAAGCTGCAGCAACAGCAGGTTGTCTTTCTTCAGCTCAGCCTTTACCGCTTTTCATGTCCAGTTCTTTGTCTTCCTCTGGATTGGTGATGATGGCGAGCATCATGGCTTGCAGGTCGCTGTCAAGCACATCGTTTTTCAGCTCAGCAATCTCGCCAGCCTGAAACAACCGCTGGCCGGCATCGTCGGCTGCTTTGGTTACCAGCAGGTTCAACGCAAAGCCATTGGGATCATCGCCACCGGGCATCTTTTGTGCACGCTCGCGTTCTGCCATGGTCAGCGCCGTAGCGTAAAACTCAAACGTAGATCCATCGTTGAGTGTTACAACGCGCTTAATTGGCTGAAGATTGGCTGCTTTTTTCAGCCGCGCCAGTGCAGATGAT